ATGCGGCCTTTTAACGAAGCCTATGCGAAATACACGGAAAGTAATAGCAAGATACCCAAGCCTCCAAATATCCATGACTCGGACGGCAAGCTGGTGTCCGAAGGTAGGAACTTGGTTACCCGATTGTCGGACTTGGTGGATAACGCGATGTTACGCTCCCAAAAAGATACACTGTCCAACGCATCCATAAAGCTGTCGCAAGAGTTGGGGTATGTGTTCGATAAGGGGGCTGACTCCCCCATGACTGTTGGTCAAGTTGCCGACTTCCGCCAGCGCATAAACCGTATCACCCCAGCCGATCACTATGAGGTTGAGTTTCTAAAGAAAGCTAAAGCCGAAGTAGACGCCGCATTGAAGAGCGCACTGAGCGCAAAGGATTTTGAAGAGTTTAATACATTGAACGCAGCATACCACGAAACCGCAAAGAAATTTACCCCGCAATACAATCCGTCTACTGGCAAGGTTGAATCTAACATTGTCTACGACATACTCAGCGGGGACGAAAATACTGCGGGGGCTGCGCTTGCCGGTCGAACTGGAGTTAAAGGTGTAACTGCTGGTAAACAACTCGCCGCCGTTGGTGATATTCCCGAACTCGTCCCCGTTTTGAAGCATGAGATCGCGTTTAAAGCCGCCAACAATCCTGAAAACGTGGTGAATATCGCTGCCTTACAAGGCGCAGTGGGGAAATATGGTTTTAAACCCTTATTGGATCATCTGCCCGCCACAAAAGCCGCTATTACGGATGAAACGAACGCACTGATTACCAGACATTCTGAACTTGGCTCTAACGCCATAGAGGACGCGATCAACGCAGAGGTTATGGGTTCCAGCCTGGAGCGGACTGCTGGGGCAAATCAAGCTCGCTTGGAGCAGGTACAGCAAGCCCAAGCTGCACAGCAGGCCCTTCTGAACAAGTCTTTGGTTAGCGAGGCGGCATCGAGAGAGGCAGGGCCGAACGAAGCGGTTGGACGGATGCTTAATCCAAAAAATGTTGCAGACCCGGATATACGAAACACGCTGCTAGCGCAAATGCGCGAAGTCCAGGCCGCTGCACCTGAAGACGCACTGGCCGGGTTAATCGGGGAGCATATGGCCCCTTCAGTTTCCAGAACTGCGGACAAAACAAATCAGGCATTCGTTACCCCAGGGGCATTCAAAGACGCGCTGGCTAATCTGGAACGAAGCGGGGCGGGTGAATTCTTGACGCAAGCCCAGTTAGACGCACTGCGAGACGTTCAGACCGGAACGGGCATGGTTGCACCGTTCAAGAACGAATTGGGGGGTAACCTTGCGGGTCGGGACACTGCGACAGGAACTGCGCACCTTATGTCCTTTGTCAAGCCGGGGGTGTACCACGCAATGCAGGCACTTAGGAACTTGATTCCGGGTATACGCAACCCACTACACGACGCGGCGTTGTTGGATGCGTATATCAACCCGAGATCAGCGTTGCAGATACTCCAAGATTACCCAAGCATACCCTCTGTCCCGGTAAGGGGGGCGGTTATTGAAGCAGAAAACGAACCCCGCACCGGAGGGCTTGGGCAATTTTCGTTTTCACAGGACTAAACCGAATCGAGCCACCACTCTAACACGTTCAGCCCAGGTTCTCCGTCTATGACGAAGCACTTTCCCCCGGCGGCTTCGATGTCCTTTATGGTCAACTCCTGCCGGGGAGTTGGGAGTTTACCGGGGCGCTTGGCTTCAATACAAAAAGCCATCCCCTTGTGGATACAGTGGAAGTCCAGTGCGGGAGCGCCCATCCCGTTCATCACCGGCATGTGGTAGTACACCCCGTGAGACTTCAGGACTTTTTTAATGTTGTCTTTGACAACGCCTTCAGGGGTGCGTGCCATCAGTCCTGCTCCATTTCGAACCACTTCCTGCGGAATTCCTCTGCCTTGAGTTGTTCGTTCCACTCCCGAGCAAACTTACGGGTTGCGTCTTCCACTTCCCGGATTTCAACCTTCTCCAGTTCCTCGATCAGCCACCCGAGATAGACCTGCGCCTTCTTAAAATCTTCCAACTCGTTCTTCTGCCAGCCCCTGGTCAGATATTCCCAGCTACGGCTCCAGCAGTCAACGGCGTGCAGGCTTGGCGGGTTATCAATTGCGTCAAGAATGGCCTTCCGCACGTCCTTAACCTCGACTCCAGGTAGGAGTTGGTAGTGTTTCGGGTTGGTTACGGCGTCGTGTTCAGGCGACTTTCGGTCGTCCTCCGCCCCTTTCACCGCTCCATCCTTCACCCACATTCCATGCACGAATACAAACCCCGGCTTTAGGTTTCCGTTCCAATCTTTAGCGCCCATTATTTCGCCTCTCCATAAGTATCACCAAAATTCCCCTCCGACCAAACCACTAATTCCGGCCACCAATCAGGCGGGGTTCTCATCACACCTTGCATAAAATCCAGTGCCTCTTCAGCTTCCGCTTCGGGAACCACCAAGATCAATTCGTCGTGTACGGTATGTGCGATGCTATATCGCTTTGAAATCTTCAGCATGTTGTCGGACAGAACACACCGGGACAAATGTTGAATGACATTTTCGACGCACTTGGAGCTATATATGTACGTCTTGTTCCGCCCCATCCCGTACACCGTGCTGACTTCCCCGGTTTCCTCGTCTTTTTCATACCGAAGGTTCGGATAACGGATCATGCCGCGAGGGGTCTTGATGCCACCTTCGACAACTGTGCAGAACCCCCAAGGGTCAATGGTGTACTTCGTTCCGCGCATGATGTGGTCGAGTGCGTTCCCGGCTTCTCTCCACCCACGAACTATGGGCGCGTACTCTTTGCGCCACTTGGTAACGACTTCTTGCGCCTCATCGTCGGTCAGCACCACCCCGCCCATGGTCTTGGCGACCTTTTTGAACGTAGCAGAACCCGCCCCGTATTGCAATCCCAAGTGCGCTAGTTTTCCGACCTGTCGCTGAGCTTTCGTAACCTCGTCTTTCGGCACGTTGTACATCACGCTGGCGAACTCTTTGTACAGGTCAGCCTTCTCCGGGTCAGCTTGAAACAGCGCCATGCTGGACGGCACTTTCCACAGGAAGTGATTGACCCGAAGCTCGATGCCCGACAAGTCAGCTACAACGATTTTATGCCCTGCCGGTGCGCGTAAGCAGTTTCTCAGTGCATCGGACGGTTTGGGGTCTTTACCGACTCGGGGGAGATTTTGAGCGTTCTGTGCCATGCAACCCCCCCAGCGCCCAGTTTGAGCGCCATAGTAAATTAGCGCAATAGGCATGTACCCGTCGCAGTTTTCCGCCATTTCCAGAAACGTCTGGATGCGAGTTTCCAAGATCGTACTCTTAACCCCCAACCGGGCGATAGCCGCTGCGGCTACCAATGGGTCTTCGTGTTCTTGTAGTGCTATAAACCCTTCGTCGGTCTTAGCCAGCGCATAGGTCTGCTTATCCGGGTTAGAGGGCGACTGTTTCATAGGCACTTCTACGCCCCGGCTCTCCAGGAACGCCGCGAACTTCGGTTGGCTAGCAAGGGTCTTTTTCGCGGCTTCTGCTATTTCTGCTTCTGTCATACCCGGCTGAACCGCGCCGATGGATTCCGCTACACGCAACAGGGACTCCAGTTTGCGCTCTCGCTCTTCGAGCAGGGTTTTCTCCAACAGTTCTGTATTGACATCGAATTGAGGCTCCACCAGCATCCGCACGGTCATATCTATCAGCCGCATTTCGTCCTTGCTGGTTTGCGGGAGCAACTTGAAGAAGAGTGCGCACGTCTGGTCGGTATCAGCGGCGTTATAAATGGCCATCTGGCGAACCTCTTCCGGGGTGAAGTCTTTCAGGTGCCGTCCCTTAGTGTTGTGCAGCACGGTCTGGTCTTTAACCCCGAGTCCATAATGTTCCACAAGTTTACCCAGCGAACCGCCTACCGTTATTCCATGAAGGGGCTTCGCCATTGCCAGCGTACACGCCCACATCTTTGGGTTTACGCCAAGTCTCCAGGCAAAGATCATGGAGTCAAAGCCGCTCATGTTGTGGCCGACCAGCATCACGTCTGACCAGTCTACCGAGTCCGCCCATGCCTGAATGGCGTCCTCACCGAATATTACCTTGGTGGGGGTGTTGCCCTCCTTGACCGCCATGCTGATTAGTTCGGTTTCCGGGTGCATGACATAGGCCACCGGATTCATTTTAGACAGCGAGTGCGTTGGCGACCAAAACGTCTCCGCATCGGCTACGATTATTTTCATTTTGCCCTCCACATGATCGCTTGATTCTTTTTCACTTAGATTCCTTTTTTATGTAAGGTACAGACGGCGGGGGTCGAACCCGCGACTACCCAGTATAACCCCACGTCATCTTTAGCCGGTCGGAGGCGGCACCGTGGTATGGGTTGTTCTTCCGTTGAACTACGCCTGCGTCATTCTCCTAGTCTTCAAGCGCCGTAAAAACTGTGCTGTCCATAGCTGACCACCACGGTTTTTCCTCTGGCCCATGTGGGCTTGCTGGTTTTTGTGTGGTAGTAAAAGAGGTCAGGAAGTGTTCGCCTGTAAATGGCATCTTTTCCCACCTCCAATGCTTTGTTCCAGCTTTGTCTGTCTCTCGGGATTCCCGCACTTGTGAGCTTGCGGTGTTTCCGGTCATACCCCCACTGAGTCCAGGTGAACTGTGATTCGGCAAACGCGGCTTGGCAAGTGTCACCCGAATAGTCCTTGACCGCCCGGTTGATAACGACTGACGCAACGGCAAATTGGCTTTCATACGGTTCCCCTCTAGCTTCGTGGTACACAGTCAGCGCAATGCAGGTCAACAGAATGTCAAACCCGCCCATGGTGCGCTTCCATTTCCCTATGTATGTGGATGTACGTCTTCAGTGCGCCCCGGAGTGCCTCCTTGTAATCCCGTTCAGGGTGCAATTCGCCCCCACGGGCGCATTCTATTCGTTCCAGCCA